GTGGAAGATGTCGTGCGTGTGCAGTATTCAGCTTTCGCTGACTTCGCCGTCCTCGCTAACGCAATCGCTAAAGGCGAGAACGGTATGGACGTGGTGGGAGCTGTCGTCATTGACGAGTATTCCACCGCAGCAGAAATGTTGCTTGATGCGCTGTACCGCGATGACATAGGTGCTAACGCTGACGAAATTCCTACCGGAGTCCTTGACCCCAGGCTGTACATGCCGATGGGCGACGCGTGTCGGAAAGCATTAGAGATGTTCCAGAACTTGTCGGGAGTCCACGTAATTGTGATTGCTCACGAGCGTGAGGTTGTGGATCACAGGAAGATGAAAGTTATCAAGCCGGGCTTCTCGCCTAAGAATGGTGACGGACTACAGAAAGCTATGCACGTCACTGCTCATCTCACGACAGAAATCAAAGGTCTTGGGAAGAATACGACTTATGAGCGTAAGGTGCAATCGCACCCTTCGGCGCTTGTTGATGCGAAATCTCGTATCGGCGGGCTGCCCCTAATGACTTCGCCTACCGAGTTTGTTGAGATAGTTACTGATTGGCTGTCCAATGATTCTGTGGGCGTTGTAACCGAGACCAAAACCTTGGCCTCGGATGAGTTGCCTGACGAAGGTGTGCCCGTCTCTGAAGAGTATGATGACGAGCCTGCTTTCGTGGGCGACACTAACTAATAACAATAAGAAAAGGATAAAAATAATGGGACTGTTAGATGATTATGGTATTGATACCACTGAGATTGAAGCACCATCGTATGACATTGAAGACGGCATGTACGAAATGGTCGTTGGAGATGTCTACATCAAGCAGGGCAGCAAGAACTTCCCTGATCGTTCGTGGGTCATCTTCGAGTATCTCGTTGGTGAGGAAGGCAAGAAAGCCAGTGAGCTTTTCGAGCTGCCTGTGGACCCCGGATTCCTTACAGACAAAGAGCACACAAGGTTGGGCTACTATGTAGCTCGTCTTTTGAGCCTCGGCGTAGCGCGTGAGAATGTCAATGACATTGACAAAGATGATCTGGTGGGCCTTACCGGGACTCTTGTGCTGTACACAAGTACGGGTAAGGGTGCGAACGCTGGTAAGACGTTCCAGAACATCAAGAACGTCAAGGTGTCCGAAGCTTCTTCTGAGGCTTCTCAGCCAGCCCAGAAGAATAAAGCCCGCCAGACAGCTGCTAGTAATCCTTTCGCTAAGAAAGAGTAGCTAGGCGGGCTGGTGGTCCCGGAGTTTTCCCTCTCTTTCCTCCGGGGCCACCCTCATCTTAAGAGGGGTATGACACGGGTTTGGTACCCGAGGACGTGAAGCCTTGTGAGCACTATTACTGGGAAGGTAACGATAATGAGTGACCAACGTAGAGCAACAACTGAGTGGGTTAAAGCTTGCGATCTGTCCTGGTTGTTTTGAAACTGGTTGCCTAATGATTGACGCAACGAAAGAGCTGAAAGAATTTTACAACTATGTCTGGGGCGAAGAGTCGCCTACGAACAAACCCACGTTTGTTTACCTACCTATTGAGCACGAATCCAAATGGACTCCCTACATGTTTGAATGGCCTCGGCAACGAGAAGGGGTCATCCGACACACGCTGAAATGGTCGGCAATAAAAGCTAACGTGTTCTATTCACCTGCTTTGTTCAAAGCAGCTAACCCCGCCAAAGAGAATGTACTGGGCAGTTGGATGCTGTGGGTGGACTTCGATGGGAACGCGCCTAAAGAGTGGGCGCAGGAAGCAGAGGAGGGGAAGATATTTATCCCTCCCCCCACTCTGATTATCCAATCCTCCATTGAAGGGCACGAGCACTGCTACTGGAAGCTTGACCACTTCCTGTTAGACATTGAAGAGCTAGAAGATAAAAACAGGGCACTCGCCTATGTGATGCACGCGGATACGTCTGGCTGGGACGCGGATCAAATACTTCGACCAATCCGTACCACTAATCACAAGCGCAACATGCCGGTGATAGTGAAGGAGTGGGAACGTGAAGAGCCATTATAGTCTTGAGGACTTTGCTCATGTACCGTCAGCGCGAAAGATTGTCAGCACTGATTTAGTTTTTGGGGAGCTACCTTCGCTTGAGGATGTACGTACTTTAGCTAAATGGACTTCTGAAATGGCAGACAAGTTCAATAGGGATGCCTCATACTTTGCAGGGCCTCCTAAAAGGGATCGTTCGGCTGCTATGTCGGAGTTGGCTCACCTTGGGGCAGAGCTCGGCTGGGGGGACGAACAGATAGCTCGGATTCTTTATGATGCTGATGATAGGTGGGGGAAGTACAAAACCCGCCGTGACCGGGACCGTAGGCTCACTGACTTCGTGAATCGCGCCCGACAGAAGCATGGCTACAATTCGCTGGACAACGTGGACCTTAGCAAGTTGATTAGTTCCGCTAACCAGAGTGCCCCTGTCATGGGTGAGTCGAAGCTGGTGTGGGGGTACCAAGATTTTGTGGATGCTGAGTTCAAGATTGAGTGGGTCCTGGATGGACTACTGGCTCAGGGGGGCTTTGGGCTTATTACTGGGTATCCGGGGACAGGTAAGACACAGTTGTCTATTGCTCTTGCGGCACATATGGCTTTGGGGGAAAAGAAGTTTCTGACTTGGGACAACATTGCGGGGAAGAAGAAGGTCTTATTCTTGTCGTTGGAAATGTCAGCTGCACCTCTAAACCATTTTATGGGCACTATTGGTAAGGCTTACCCGGACAAGAATACTTTGAACCGTAACTTCCTGGTCGCCCCGTTCGGAACACCTATCAACCTTGATACACCCGAAGGTCAAGTGTTCTTTGACCAGATAATGAATGATTGTATGCCAGACATTCTCGTCATCGACTCGTTACAGAAGGTGAGCTCTAGAGAACTGACGGATGAGCAAGGGGTCAAGAACCTTATCCACTACCTTTCCACCGTGAGAGCCAAGTATTCGTGCGCCATGATCATGATTCACCACAACCGTAAGAAAGCTAATGACGGACAAAAGAAGGGTGTTGAACTGTCAGATGTGTATGGCAGCACGTATATCACGACAGATGTGGACTTTGTATTATCGCTGAAGACGATTGAGGGCAACCTGCTACAGGTGGACATCCTCAAGAATAGGCTCGGGCCAACGCCTGATGCTTTCCAGATTACTCGTAACCCCGAGAACCTAAGCTTTTCCACCGATATGGGGAATATCTTTAACCAGTTTGATAAGGACAGCAATTTTGAACTTTGATGATATTGATGCGGAGAGTCGTCAGGTGCTGAAGAAACTGTACGACCACCCCGAAGCGGAGATTTCTGTAGACACTGAGGCTACGGGGCTGAGGGTAGCCAGCGGGGAGCACACTTGTATAGGGGTCAGTATTGCGACCCTGATTGATGGGGAACCTCTCAGCCATTATTTTCCCCTCTTCCATTCTGTCGGGGAGAACATAATCCCCGAAACCAGGGGGATGCTTAAATACGTGTTGGAGCGAGATAAAATAACGCTCATCTTTTGTAACGCCCAGTTCGACATTTTATCCTTAGAAACCGTGGGTATAAGGGTCGAACACACGAACTTTATAGACGTACCCACTGTGGCCCACTTAATTAACGAGAACAAACCGTACAACAAAGGGCTTGATTCTCTCGCAGCTTTCTACCTCAAAAATGAGGGCAAGATAAAAGACGCTTTTATTGAGAAAGAAAAGAAGACGGGCTGGCAGAACACTACCTGGCAGATGATGTGGGACTACGCAATACGTGACGCAGAGCTCCCCTGGCGACTCTGGGACCTGCTTCAGCAGATACCCCAGTGGAAAGCCCTACCAGCCGATCTGTGGCCTCACAAGCAGGACCTGGTACGTGTCCTACTGTCTATGAAGCGCCACGGAGTACGCATTGACCAGGACCTTGCTCGGGAATACGTGAGACTCGGGGACGAGCACATGGCTCGAATAGAAAAAAGCATGGGAATCAACCCGGCAAGCCCGAAACAGATGAAAAAACTGCTTATTGACGACCTCGGGTTACCTGTCGTGAAGAAGAGCGCAAAGACGGGAGCACCCAGTTTCGATAAACAGGCCATGTTAGCGTATGATTCGATGCTGGAAAAGCTCGATAACCCCGTTGCGAAGCAAATAAAGGAGTTCCGAGGCTGGCAGAAGGCTGTCAGCGCCGCGTACAGGCCCTATCTTGAGCTACTTGATATAGATGGTCGGTTGAGGTGTAGTTATCGACTACACGGTACTGCTACGGGTCGCCTTTCTTGCGCTGAGCCAAACTTGCAGCAAATTCCTAAGTCTTCCGATAAACCGTGGAATGGGAAGGTCAAAGACTGTTTTATTGCAGAAGAAGGCTATGTCCTCCTCAACGCTGATTTTAGCCAGTTAGAATTGCGTCTCGCTACCGCGTATGCGGGGGAGAAAGAATTGGAGACAATCTTCAATGAGGGCCGAGACATTTTCACGGAGATGTCGAAGCAACTGGGTATGTCCAGGCACGACACAAAGACGCTCGTATATTCGATGCAGTACGGTGCTGGGGAGCAACGCCTGAAAGATGCGTTCAATGTCAGCAGTGAAGAGGCGAAACGTATCCGACAAAACTATTTCGCCAGTTACCCTAACTTCCGCCAGTTCAATGAACGATGCACAGCTAAAGTTATGCAGGATGGGCGTATCAAAATTTGGACTGGTCGGGAACGTCATTTCGAGAACCGGAATGATGCCTACAAAGCAATGAATAGCGTGATTCAGGGAGGAGCCGCAGATATTGTGGAGCGCATCATGGTCAGATGTTTCAGGGACTTGGATGCTCCTGACTGTCGGATGTTGCTTCAAGTACACGATTCGATTACATTCGAGGTTAAGGAATCCGCAGTACCCCAATACATTGAGAAGATACGGACAACAATGGAGGATGTAAACGCTGTCACAGGCGACATTACTTTTGATGTTCGGTTCGCAGTTGAGGTAGATAGCTGGGTTCCAGAAAAGGACGATACAAAATGAATAATGAAGAGTACACGCCAGACACCGAGTGGGTGCGTATTATGGTGGGTTATTCGATGACCACTGCCATTGACCGCACATTGCCTATTGAAGATGCTAGGCAGGAAGGCTACGCCTGGTTTGACCGTTGGATTAAAACTGTCAAGCAGGAAGCCTACGATGAAGGAGTAATGGTCTTCTACTAATGATAATTATTTATGAGTGCCCCAAATGTGACTATTTGGACAGTGAAGAAGACATGGCAGCTAATCACTGCCTTGATGCGGAGTCTCACACATGGTCATAACAGTAGACCCAGGAGACACCACAGGGATCGCCTACTGGACAGACAAAGGCGAACTCATTGAGAAAGAAGCACTCGACTTCGATGCGCTCCTAGAAAAGCTAGAACTCCTAGAAGGTGTCTCCGTCATCGTGTACGAAGATTATCGTCTCCGACAGGGGAAACAACTCGTACAGACAGGTAGCCGGTTCCCCGCTGTCCAAGTCATTGGAGCTCTCAAAGCTTATGCGAAAAGACATAAAGCTAAAATGGTCAGGCAAGACGCTTCAGTACTCACCGTTGCAGCTTTGCACAGCGGGGTCAAACGTCCCAGCGATCATAGCAAGAGCCACTCTATAGATGCCTATAATCATGGCTACTACTACTTTGAAACGAAAGGCTTACTACAGCCAAAACCTCTGTGATAGCATTTTATTGCACCCTCGGTTACCGTCCTAGCCGGGGGTGCTTCATTTCATGGAGTAGAGATGGTTTTCCACACGTTTCAGAGCATCTTTGAGGCTTGCGCCCCCGTTAGTTTTCACTTCTTGCTCCACACGCTTTATACGGTCTTCTATTGTGTCCAGCCGGGCGGGTAATTCGTTGATGATGTCAATAATGTGTACTGCCCGAGAGATTGCGGGCCATGCTTTGACTAGGAGAGCAATAATGGCGATAAGGATAAAAACGGTCCAGATAAGTGGCCCGTAGTCGTAGAAAAATGTTGCTGCTTGCTGAGGGGTCATCTTTTAGTCTCCTGGTAGTTGAACGGCGATACCGTACTGGCCTTTTCCGCCCCAAAGTGGTCTGCGAGTGGTTCCTTTGCTTCTGGAAGAATCCCAAATCATCCCGTTGCCCGCATAAATAGCAATATGGCTATCGTCGCCCCACACGACAAGATCGCCTGGTTTCAAGTTTTCCACAGCTGTTCTCACGCCGGGTATTTCTTTCCTGATACCACTAACCAGGTGCGTGTCGAGGCTGTACCCTAGTTTGTTGTACACCGACAGTACGAGTCCCGAGCAGTCAATTCCTTTAGCGGTTCTACCCCCAAGCTGGTAGTCAGCTCCGGCGTAGGTAGAAGCCTCATTGAGGATTTGTTGTCTGTCCCCGGAGGTGAGGGAGTTGTTGCCCTCCGTAGCAGTTTTGATGCCATTAGTGGCAGAATTATCTTCAACCTGCTGAGCTTCCTGAGCTTGCAAGTTCATAGCATTAACGTTGGCCTCTGCCTGACTGAAACGGTCACGCTCCTGCTGTATCTGGACGTTCTGGCCCTCAATCCAACTAGCGGGCTGTGGTGCCTGAGCGCCAATACTGTCAGGGCTGGGAAGAGAAGGTTCTTCGCGCTCAATAAGGGGCTGAAAGACACCACTCATAGTGTCGGGAGCTTTATTCTGTGCGCGTTGTAATTCTTTGTCAGCAAAGTTTTTAGCTACCCTCGCAGGGTTAGCGTTGTTGTTCAACATGCTCATTGTTTACCCCCCCTAAAAACCTAAAAACCCTAGAAAACCAGTGCTCTTCTTTTGTTCGGCTGCAATCCTGTTACGCTCTTCAATTTCCGCGTAGTTGATGTAGTTAGGTCTACTATAGTTCTTTACACTCAATCCTGTCAGCCAGTTGAAAGCACCCATTTTTTGGTCGAAAGAAGTTTTGTTGCCTCGCTCTACCTGGTCTTGCAACTCCCCCAACCCGGTCACACTGCGACCACTGATACTAGAAATGTAGTTCACTCCTGGAATTGAAGAATCGAGGTAGTCGCTAATGTCTCCGATGGGGGACTGTGTGCTCAGTCGGGACCCTGCAAGAAGTTCTAGCGGGATACGCAATAAAGGGTTGCTGAGCTCTAGAGCTGCTTGGAGAGGCCCTGCGCTGAAAGTGTTGTAAATGTCGAGGTTAGCGAACCCTGGGCTGAGTCCGATATACCTGTTTCCCCACTTGGCTTGAGGCCCTGTAGCCTCTTCCTCGAAGAAGCTGGGGAATTCTTGATCGGTGGGGAATGGGCTGTACATGGAGTACGGATCAGTACCCATCGCTATTGCCAAGTTATAGCTGGCTTTAGGTATGAGGGTTATGGTTCTGGCGGGGTTGAGAATTGATGCTTCTGCGAGTGCTACGGAAGCCAGTTTTATCCAGGTGTAGAAGGGGAATAAACGACGACCAAACACTTTCTCCCAGGCGGACAACTGGTTAGGTGTGGGGTGGGTTTTGAGGGCGCTTTCCAAAGCTAACGCTCGGGCTTCTGCCATAGTTTTAGGCACTACGGTTTCTGTGAGGCTCCGTACCCAAGGCTTTTTAGAGGTTGCGTCTCCTAGTTGTTTGAGAGCTTGAACGTAGTGGGCATAAATGTTTCTGTGGTGAATGTACCACGACACATCTAGGGCTGCCTTCTCTATAAAGCCCCCGCGCTTACCGGCCCCCAAAGTAGCTGCTGTGAAGAAGTTGTCTACTACCTTAGAGTACCTAGTTTTTAGGATGTCTTGGCCTAACAAGTCCTCAGCTTTTCGGCCCTCAATAGCCAGGATGCCGTAAAAATCGTCATTTAGCTGCTGAGAGGTCATGGTGCCCAGCTTGGTACGGAGCATAATTTCAGTATCTCGGGGAATGGTCTCTGTAGCCGATCCCTGTGCTTTTAGCATGTCTACGTCTTTATAGTGGTTTCTACCTTTTAATTGACGGCCTGCGACAGTATCAGCGAAGACAAACCCATCTGGCCCGAGAGCAAAGTAACGCAGGGACAGCGACCCAATTTGGTTCCTGACGTGGTGGCCCGGGCGAAGGATGGTAACTGTCGTCTTCCAACGGTTGAGAATAACGTCAAAATAAGTTCGCACAGCCTTCCCGAACCCGGTTTGCAAGAACTCGTCCGGGCGCATTGCTTCGTCCATTTTTTGAAAAATAGAAGCTACGTTCTTGTCTACGTACAAGTCGTTAGGGATAATCGCCCCAAAGTAAGAGCCTTTACCTCCCGTAAGTCGGACAAATCCTTTAGTTGCGGCTTCTCCCGCGTTTCTTACAGATAGCTTTTTGATACGCATTTGGTTAATAAAGTTGTCTATAAAAGACGTTTCTGTCGCCATTTGGAATATCGCTCCGTGAGACTGGCGGAGGAAATCTATTGGGTCTGCTATGTCCCAATCAATCCACTGGTTTAGTCCCGCAGAAAGAGGATCAAGCCCTGTGTCGGAATGAACTTGCCGAGCCAAACCTTCATCAATAAACTGCCCTGATTCGGGTATCCTAGCTTTGTTGTCCCCGAGCCTCCCTAGGACAGCGAATTTAGCGAGGTATTTGTTGATAACACTCAGAGGGAGTCCTGCTCGCCCGAACCCTGTGTTTAGGGCGTTCCTTACCAGGTCACTTGAGACGTTGTAGACCTTGCCCAATTCTTCTCTAAGCTCATTGATAGCTCTTGCCATAGCGGGGTTGCTCTGTACGAACTCGTCAGGTATTGCTTTCCCGCTACGCAGAGACTTCTGAATTTCTCGCATAGCAGTAGCAAGCATAGGGTTGGTTCCATCAGCCAGAGTGGGGTGCCGTAGCCTAAGCTCGTCAAGCTTTTTAAGCTTGCCCATGTAATTAGCTGTAACGACTCCGATAGATTGAAACTGTATCCACGCCGACAGATGGTTCTTTACGTCCATGCCCCACTTAGCATTGAGCGCACCAGCTATTTTCATAGCCCCCAACATTACAGGGCCGTAGCCATCGTATGCGATGCTGGGGTTACTTATATCTACCTCTTTGACAACATCTGCTGTTTCCCGAGTGGCCTCATCGTAAAGTTCTGGGCGTGCCTGTACCTCGTCAGCCGCCTCAATACCCTCATCGTAAATCTTCTTGTAGTCGTCTGCGTTAGCAGCAGCCGCTTTCTGTCGAGCATCAAAAAGAGCGTTATCCCCTATTTTGATGGCTTCCTCAAAGTCGCTCGTAGCTTTAGCCATGTTACGGATAGTTTGAGGAATGACGCTTCTCAAAGCTCCGGCAGTGTACATAACAGCCAAGCTGGTGGCTTTGAGAGCCTCACCATAGTCAATAGCGACAGAACCCAAATTGTTCACAGCCATGATCGCAGCTCTAGCGTTTTTCTCGTCTTTGAACATGCGAACAAACTGGGCAGCTATTTGAGGGGAAATGCTCTGGAACTCGGTAATTCCCCTGGTCGCGTACTGTGCTTTACGGGCTTCTGAGATGTTTTCCAGGGCGTTGCGAGAAGCTATAATTGCCTCTGCGAGGTTGTCGGCAAGGACTTTGTTATTCCAAGTACCAAAGTGACCTATGATTTGCCCATCAACATCTTCCTTGACTGTCGTAGTAAACCCGTTAGCGTCGTCAGGACGGCCCCTCTTTATGGGGTAGAACCCAAAATCAGCGTTCGTACTCGCACCAGACAGCCAGTTGGCTCCTTTGGGCAGGTCCTTGCCATACCGAGTTTTCCCCGACACAAGAATCTTAACAATCTCTTCTTTAGTGGCACCACTCATCGAGGCCATTACGCCGTCCATAAGGTGTGTGCGAGAAACCCCTGTTCCTGCATGGAACAAAGCAAGCTGTAGCCACCGCGCAGAATCGGAGGCCCTAATAACAGGAATTCCATTTCTTTCAATCTTAGTGAGCGCGTTAAAGCCCATTCTCAGAGACTCAATAACGTCACTATAACGGAGAGGTGTAACAACTCGCCCGGCACTCTTAGTAGTGACATCCAAAACAATGGGCATCCCCAGAGACGATAAGAAATCTTCCGCAGTTTTCAAAGCAGCCATTGTAGAATTCTGGATGTTTTGAGTTAGATCGTAGCCTTTGAAAGCGTTGTATGCGACATCCCCAGCGCCCCCCTGGTAATAGGCAGGCAACGTCTCATATTCGTAGACGTTGCGAACACCTTTGGGGCCACCGACTCGGCTAGATTTGATATTGCCTGCGTTAGTTCGGATAGGCACCCCGCCAAACAAGAACCGGAACTCTTTAGACAATTCCGTATAAAAATCGTTTTGAGCAAACGTGTTGTACGAGTTAGAAATACGGGCAATTCCCTCATCCGTAATGTAAATCTCGCCGTTCTTCCTAATCTCAGGCTTGTACCCAAGAGCTTTCAACTCGTCTACGTCAAAATTCTTCCTCATCATAGAAACCAAAGCGCGGGAAATAGCTTTAGCCGAATCCTGAATAAGGTTAGGGTCATTGAACCCCAAATCTTTGAAACGTGTCGTGAGCTCCGCCAAGAACGCAGAATCCTCAGAAAGGTTAGCAACAGCGGCAGCTACGGGGATAGGTGGGTTGCCTTCCAAGATACTGTTTACGCGAGTTGTCAGGTCGTCTAAAGCTGTTCTGTATTTGGTCAGAGAGACATTGAAAGCTTTGAGCAGGTTTCTCTCCGCGCTAGACCCCGTAATTTTGCCCATACCCTCCACGAGGCCCTTATTCTTCAGTACGTGCTGGGAGTTGTCGAGGAATTTAGCCATCCCTTCAGGGTCCATAGCCCGCATACTCGCCATAAGAGGCTTAGTAAATATCTGTTCCGCATTGACCAACTCAGTACCCGCAAGTCGAGCAATACGGGCCACAGTGTTCAAAGCGCCCTCCGCGAGGTCCGTAGGAGTTGTGGTCCTTTGAGACCTGCCCAATAGGTCTACCAAAGGATCAGCGTCAAATCCTTGAGAGAACTTGATGTGGAGAGGCTTGAGGACAGTATCTGTCACAGCTTGGAAGAATGGGTCATAAACTTCGTCAGAAGCGTTCTTGCCAGCCTCTTTAAGAACTTCACGTACCCCTTGGAGAGTGCCTCCGGGGATTGTTACTCCGGCAACTTCGTCAGCAACCTTGACGAGGGCAGCTTCCGCCGCAGGCAGTTTATTGAGTTGCTTAACCCAGTCTTCGTAGCCAAGTTTAGCTCCGACAGTAGGCAAATCGGTGGGGAGCTTCCCGATGCTCCATTCTTTGAGAAGCTGGTCCATTTGGTTACGCCGACTACGGGGGCTCTTAAATACTTTTGCCTCGTTGATAGTAGTACGCATACTGCTGGACACAACATCTTCGGGGAGCAGACCCCTCTTGATACCGTCTTTCACCCTGTCAGAAAACTTCATTTCTGCTTGAGCAGGGTTTGTTATGTTTTCTGCCAAGTCCTCGAAACTGCCAGGCTTGTTGGTAGGAGCTTTCTCGTTCCCGACAGTATCCTCAATGACCTCTTTAGCTGTCTTGGATTTGGGAATAACTTTTTTGGCTACCTCAGTGAATTTACGAACCCCTCGAAGGCCCAAGTTGATTCCTTTGACAACCTGAGCTGCTGGGAGCCAAGTTAGAGGGTCGAGGAGTACGTCTCCGGCGAAACCTACAACACCTTTAGTTACAGGGTCTACGTTGTCTTTGACATCGACATAGCCGGTGCGCCCCTTGTTGAACACGTCACTGCTTTTCTCAATAAGGTCTGAAGTGTAGTTTTTGTTGTCTCGACTCTTGGAGAAGAACCCGGTAAAAGGGGAGGCTGCTAAAGCGCCTAAACCTTGGAACGCTTCGCCTTCAGAGAATCGTGCAGGCAGGTCTAGTGCTTTGTCTGCAATGTTAGTTATTGCGTACAGGGGGCGACTCACGAAGTCGATGACACTACCCAGGGCACTCATGTCAGGCTCGGGGGGTGCTACTGGCTCAAACTCGCCAATAGGCCCCTGTGGGAGGTTAGTTTGAGCTAAAAGGTCTTGTTTATATTTCTCAGCAGCCGCAGATACGAGAGAATTTTCCGGCACAGCTACTCCTAACTAGATGCGACCTGTCGCTATTAGTTGGTCTACTGATTGGTTAGCCTTTTCTTGGTCCCCGCCGTTGCTATCGAAGAATCTCCACCACGCATCGGTGCGAGCATTTTGCCTGTCAATACTAATGTTAGCCCCAGCTTCTCCTACACGGAAGTCAAACTCTGCTTGAGCTAGTCTTTGCTCTTCCGACAATCCCTGCGGCTCGCCGATACGAGAAGCCTGTTCCAGACTCTGAGCCAAACCAGGAGCCTGCATAGCCCTCTGATAAGCCTCCTGCTGAGCCCTCATATCCAAACCAATCAACTGACGACGCAACTCATCCGTCACACCCGTCTGATACTGGGCACCCTCCTGCTGAGCAACCTGAGCCATTTGAGAAGCAAAACCACCCGCAGAAGCGCCAAAACGCTCATTAGCTGCCTGACCTGAACCGCGCCCAACCTCCAAGTTAGCGATAGCCTCAGCCTGCGACAAAGCAGCCGGGTTCAACACATTAGGGGCTGCTGCCCCAATACCAAGACGAGCCATCTGATCGGTGGCTTGTTGCTGGCTGGAAGCGTAAGCGGCTTGAGTGTTAGCTGATGCTGTGTCGTAAGCGGAACCAATACCTTGGGAAGCACCACTGTAAATGTCGCTTACCCGCTGTACGTTTTCTCCGGCCCGAGAAGCAATCTGGTCGTACATTGCTTGCATCCTGGCGTTAGTCGCGTTGGCTTCGTCGGTCCAACGGTCTTGGATACCGCTGTAGTCAGGGGCGAACTGGTTTTGGTAGGCGATAGCTTCAGCCATCCAGTCAGTCGGGGCCTGAGCAGCTTCCTCAGCAATAGCGATATTTGCGTAAGCGTTGTCCTGGTCGGCTCTTCCAGACCGCTGAAAATTTGCTTGCTGAGCAAGTTTTTGAGCAGTAGTAAGTTCGGGGGAAGCATTAGGGTCGCCTGTAGAGTATGCCCGAGAGCCTAAGCCTTGGTTGTAATCAACTTGTTTTTGGCTTGTAAGAGCCCTGGTTATCGCCTCGACCATATTTAATGTTTGTTTCCCGCGCCACCGTTCTAGGCCCCTAAAATTATCTATTAGCCCATCAATACCATAAAGTTCTTCTTGGGGCTGACCTACGGGGGAATTGGAGACACTACCGGGGTTAGCAACCTCCTGAGCCCTTCCAAGAGCACTATTAGCATATTCCCTCTGTACCCACCCCATAAAACCGGAAGGGTCGGAAGCGTCATTTACAGGAGGAGGAGGGGGAGGGGGAGGAGCATCGTCTACAGGCTGGAAAGGATTTACCCCACCCCCAATACCAATACCGCTACGAGTCTGATTGAAATTTACTCCGAGGTTGGTCATAGTTACCCACCTGCCATAGCACGTTGTATAGCAACCATCTGATTAGACATAGCCCTTTGCTGTGCTGTACGCGCCACAGCTTGCCTACGTTCTTCCGTACCCGAACGCTCAGTAGCAAGATCGCTTTGCAAGTTCTCCCCAAAACGGGCTTTCGCCAAGTTCATAGAGGTGAGCTGGTCGTCAAGACGGTCCTGGAACTCTCCAAAAGTCTGCCCAAAATCACTAGACCGTAAAGTTCCTCTAGCCGCGAAATCATCTCGAAGTCCTCGGGTGCCTTTAGCAGCAGCGGAGTAAGGGTCATACTGCCCTTCCAAATCCCATTGACCGCCTACAGCTTGTACTGCGTTAGGGTCTTGTTCTGCCAAAATATCGCCAAATCCTGAAGGACCTGTCGGACGGTAACCCATTTGTTGTACACCTGTGCGGAAGTCTTGTCCGTAACGGTCAGCTCTCTGCTGGGCACCTGTTTCGTAGTCTTGTAGTGCTTTGTTGAGTGACGCTATTTGTGCGTTGTATTCAGCGTCTCTGTACTCTGGGGCTGAAGTGTCTATTCTCCTATCGTTGCTGGGGGGAGGAGTAGGAGTAGGGTCAGGAGTAGGGTCAGGATTCAGGTCAGGCACAACGGGCTTAACAAGCCTCGCCAGCCTTTCTTTGTCTTGCGCAATGGACTCGGCAGGGGTGCCGGTGCCATAAGTGTTCCGCCTTCTTATGTTCTCATCTTGCTGACGAGGGTTTAGACCAACCATTACCTACTCCTTAAGAAGACGCTTTGCCGGGGGCGGAAGACAGTCGATTCATCAAAGCGCGTTCACGAGCTTTACGCTTCGCTTCCTCATCATCGACTTTTGGTTTCTGAGGAGCGAGACGATTGCCCATACTAGACTTATCTCGGTACATTAGCCGATTCTCCTCATCAAAGCATCTTTCCGGGCAGCTGCTTTATTGTCTCTCATAGTGTATCCTGCCGTGTTAGTAACCTTACCAACAGTAGGCATAGGCCGTCCAGCCCCATAATGTTTCTTCCCGACAGTATTCGAGTTGAAACCCCCGCCCGCTTTAGCCGGTTCGCTAAACTGCATCCTCACTTTGTTCACTAGGTAATCTCCTTTGAAACGGTTTGTTTGGGACTAACATAAGTCATAAGAGAGAATATACGGGCAGGGGAAGCTTCGCTAGTCCCATCGTTCGTAATCTCAATGGTAAAATAAATCTGCCTAAAACGTAGGCTTTTCAAGAATTTTACAAAGTTGCGCGTAAAACGCACGCCAGTTTCGGTTACCACGGTAGGAATTGCCGGAGTACCGCTGGTGGGACTCCCCCACGTAAAGGGGAGTACCTCTTGCCACGTCACCGTATCCAATAATTGTTGCCAGGTCGTAGAGAACACATGGGAGATGACATACACGGTTCCCGTCACCGATCCTTTGAATGAGGCATCCAACCCCCACCAGAAAAGCCTCTTGTATACGGAGCTCGCCTGGTAATTGAAGTTTTTTGTCTGGATAAGGCATTGCATGGACTCTGTGACCGCGCTGTAGTCATCCGTGATTCTGAGTAACGGGGCTACGCGGGAACCCCCAGAAGCTACATCAGTGTTGCTATGCGTCAAAACAATAGACTTATCTTCAGCGTTGTTGAAAAGCAGCATTTTTCCCAGGGAACCATAAGTGCCTGATTT